TACTCCTGTTGGTTGACCATCTGCACCAACTTCTTCGAAACCTTCTAAGTCTAAATTTACATGACACTCTAACAGAGTATACATTGTATCTTGTTTACCAACTTTTTTAGTTCCGTCTAATTCTCGTTCTTTTTTTTCAACGTCGTTTTGTTCTACGTTTCCTGGAGGTGCTAAATCTACATCTCTATAAAAACCACCGACTTGTTGTTTTCTTAATTCGTTCTCTGACATTTTCACAACGTGTATGACAGACTCTGCATCATCTAAACTTGTAGCTGTGTAAGGCACAACTAATTCATCTGCAGGGATAAATTTTGATACAACTCTAGCTAAAGGTACATCGTAATAAACTTTTTTAAATGTAGAACCTGCAAGTGGTAAATGAAATAACATTGAGTCAAACTCTTCTTCATACTCTTTCATCTGATCCATAATTAAATAATTCATGTAATCTTTAACACGTGTTGACTGTTGTTCTACAGCAGGAGATATAGCTCCAATAATTTGTGTTCTAACTGGTCCATCACTTGGTAATAATTCTTTGTAAGCTTGTGCTTGAAACTGTGTTACCGCTTCAGCTAACACAGGGTGTGTTGCACCTGATGCTCCTTGAAAAGGTTCTGTTCTGTTTTCGTATTTAAATCCTAAAAGATCTAAACCCTCTGTGTAAGATCTTTCCCAATCTTTTCTAGATGATTTGTAATCCATAAAATTTTGAACCATGTCGCCTCCGATTGGTTCTAAAATATCGTCTGGTAAAATATCTGCTAGGTTGTCAAAGTGATTTTCTGTGCCCGGTATGTTTATAGCTCCCGGTTCAAAGTCTATTGTTGCGCCGCCGTCTTCTTCTGGTGTGACCTCTACAGGTCCTTTTTGTTCTTCTGGTTCCTGAACATTAACTTCTTGTAGTTCCTCATCTGAAGGAATCTCAATCTCAGTTCTAGTGTTCGGGAGTCCTTTATCTATTTCTGCCATTTAATACTCCTATATTTTCATACCACGTTTTAATAGACCTGACAAGCCTTGTGAGTTTGGTCCTGATTCTGGCGGTGGGCCTGACTTTACTCCGCCAGATAAACCTGCGATACCGCCTTCTGCTAGATTCTCTTTTAAAAATTTTGGTGCATATTGATTAAACTTCATTTTACCTCCATAGATTCTTTTATATCTTTTAAAAGATCTATGTAGATCTGATTCTATATCTTTTAAATATTGTCTATGACTTGGTTTATCATAACCACCTGTGCCGCTTGCAAAACCTGCACGGCCACCTTTTGCTAGATTAGAAACACCACCTGCATCTGCTGTTGTTTGCATTTGTTGACTTTTAATATCTTTGTCAACCATTCTGTTAAAATATTCACGTAGTTCATCATAAGCTAAATCTTCATTATATTTCATATTATCACGAATACCAGGTTGTCTTTGTTGCATACCAAAACCTAAAGTATACGGACTATAAACTCCACTGTCAGCTAACTGTTTATCTATTTCTTTGTTAGATAGATTTGCAAAATCTAATTGTGGGTATAGTGCCTGCATTTCTTGTTCTCTTTTTTGTCTATAGTTTTTAGCTTCTTGACTTTCAAATTTACCTATTGATTGTTTAAATTGTTTAAGTGGAAATCTATTTTTACCTTCTTGTGCATCTAAATATTCTCGTGCTTGTTTTGATGCATCTTTAAACGCATCACTAGATATAATATTTGCAGATAAATTAGCTCTTGCTCCTTGTTCTCTTGCATCTGCTGCTGCAGGAGCATACCTGATATTTTTACCAGCTCTTGCTGCAAGATCTCTATCTTCAACAGCTTTGTTTGCAGCGGCTAGTTGATCCTGTGCTGCGAATCCTGCTCTAAGAAGATTTGCATTTGGTCCATCCATTTTTCTAATTACATTACCTTCTTCATCTTCTAATGTTCTAGTCGACAGACGATCTCTTTCCATTAACATTGGATCTAATTGACCAGAGTATTTTCTAGGATCTAGGTAAGATAAATAACTTTCAGCCCATGCTTGATCTAAAGGTTTACCACCTAAAACTTTATTACCTATGATTGCTCCTTCGAATACTGCTTCACCAAGTATGGCTCCTGGACCTAACAAATTTTTTAATAGTTTACCTCTTGATGCAACTTCAGCTGTTTTAAGTAATTGTCTTGCAGCTTTTTTATCTCCAGCCGCTGCAGCTTTTTTAGTTTCATTTAAACCATCTCTAATACATTCATCACTTAATGCAAAACCAATACGTCCGCCGTCTGCATTTAAACTAATCTGACATTTTTTTAATTTACTATAACTAACAATAGTATTAATAACTTTATCCTCTACTGCTTTTGATAAAGGTTTAATTCTTTTAAAAGCACCAAAGTCTTTTTTTGCGACAACTCCAGATTCTATGAATTTTTTTTGTAAGGCTTCGTCAGTTAAAACTTGTTTAGAAAATTTTCCAATTCTATTGTATGTTCTAAGACCCTCAATTGCATCTTCAATTAAATTAGATTGCCCGATTGGTTTAGCTTTAAAATCATAAACATTTCCTTTTGTGGACACACCACCAAATTCTAATGGAGTAATTTGTTCTAGTTCTTTTAATACTTTAAATTTATTTAAAGCATTTTTATCTGTTGGATTTATTTGTAATGCTCTGTTAATCTCTATTCTAGCAGCATCAAAGTTACTCTTAAATATATTAATTGCAGTTGGAATAGGTTTTACTTTAATTAAATTCATAGGATTTTTTCCTTGTTCAACTTCTTTTAAAAATTGAAAAGGAACTACATGGTCTAATGATAAAGCTAATTCAGGTGCAACTTCTTTTAAAGCTCTAGAAAATTTATAATATTCTCCTAAAGCTTTTACAGCTTGATTTCTTTTTGGTCCTTTTGGATAAGCTTCTCTAACTAATGTCCCTATTCTTCTTTGGTATATATCTTCAAAATCAGGGGCATTTCTTATTTTTCTTAATACCTCTCTCATCCTATTTTCATCATCGTATGGCACTACTAAAGAGTTAGCCCTAGGACTTCCGGACATTCTATAAATGGTTCCAACCAAATCAGCCATTAATTTTTTACTTTCAGCGTTATTTATTTTAAATATTTTACTTACTTCAGCGGCGGTTATACTTTTTTTGCTTTCTAATAAATTAAATAAATCTTTTTGATTTTGTAAATTACCTTTTTTTAAAAGTCCTTTTTCATAAGTATAATTAGTTTCATAAAAATCATCACCCTTGTTAGCTCTAATCCATTTTTCTACTACATTGTCAGCGACCCCTGCTTCTCTTCCTATATCAGCTCTTCCAAGATCTCCTTTATTTACTAATTTCTCTACTATTTTTAATTTTTTATCAAAGTCCCCTTTTATTAAACCACTAGAAGGCATTACATAATATTTTTTATTCAATTGCTTTCTATCAATTAAAGCATTAATAGCTGAGCTAACTACATTTCTAGTTATCTTAGAATTTTTTTTACTAAGCACATTTGTTATTTCTGAAGGAGACTTACCTTGGTTAGTTAATTTAATAACTGTATCAGTATAATTTTTATTATTTAAAATTTTTACTCCAACAGAATCTTGGCCAGGGTTTAAAATATTTTTTACTTTTCTAAGTAAATTTCGATCATCATTTCTTCCTACACCATAATTTTTTTGACCTGATTGAAGACCTGTTCTATCAAAATCTAATTTATTAAAATCTTCAGTAGATAAATTTTCTTTTAATAATTTTTGTTCTTTTTTGGTTAACTGTATTCCTTTACCTTTAGATGCTTTATACCCCTGTCTCACGCCACCAAAACCTGGTTGCACTAACATACCACCACCGGCCATTGGATTACGGTCCATGAAATCATCAATAGCTTCTTTCTCTAATGCTCGTTCTGGTCTGTCTATCTTGTCTGCTGTTGTAACTTGTTCATCGTCAAAGAGATCCATTAGCTCTATGATTTTTTGATCTAGGTCTTCCATTACTCACCTAACATTCTAGCGATACCGCCTGATGCATAGTCATCGTAACTAGGATCGTAATCTCCTTGTCTTCTAATTACAGCATCGTTTTGAGCTTCGGGATCTTCTGTTATTCTTTTAGCTTTATTTTTTCTTTTTATATTTTGAACAAGTTCTTTCATGGTAGGTTTTTCACCTGTTGCATATGCTTTTAATTTTGATACATCTGAATCAAGATCCTTGATACTTGTGCCACCGACTTCATCTACATCTAAACTAAAATCATCGGGACCATCTGCTCTTCCAACTGGACCTGACTCTGCTACTTCAAACTCCGCTGCAGGGTTTGGTGCTCCTTCATCAGGTAAAGGTTTTTTATATTGCATTGAAACTGTGTCTTCAAATGTATTTGCAGGACTATCATACTCTACTCTAACAACACCATTATCCATGTCTTGTGTTACACTTACAGTAGTATCTTCGTCTAATTTTTTTACGTGAACAACTTGTCTTTCACCTGTTGCAAATTTTTTAGTTACATCATCACCTTCTAAAATTACTTTGTTAACTAATTGATCAAACCATTCTGGTTTACCTGCAACATCTGCAGTTTTAATTATTGGAACTTTGGTTACTGTCTTACCAACTTTTAATGGTTTAAAAATTTTACCGATAATTGGTATTGATGCAGCACCTGCTAAAAATTTTAAGAACGTTCTTCTTGTCATACCAGATCCTTCTTTTAGACCAAGACGCATGATACCGCCTTCTGCTTTGTCATCTCTTAATTTTTTCTGTAACTCTGTTATCTTATCTACTAATGGTTTTGCTTTTTCTCTAAAACCAGGGTCATCAGGATTTAGATTACCAAGTTTAGTTTCTGTTCTTATAATTTCTTTTTTAATATCTGACATGTTTGTC